GGCCAACTTTCAGGAAAAGCCCAGGCCGCAGTTTTGAGCTGCAGTTTGTCCGCCCGGGTACACTAAACAATCTCCGGTGCAACTGCACCTTCCTCACACACCTCTCACACATTCTCTCACCCATTCCTTTCGGTTAGGGTTCTTGAGTTAGTGTTCTTGAGGTAGTGATTTCGGAAGGTGCAGGATGTGCACCGTACTGGTAAGTGTAACAAGTTCATACTGTCAGAACATTCCCACTAGTTATGAGCTAGATTTTTCATGTTCGGGGTTAAGCCGTGTCCTTATTCACGTGTGTGTTAGGCCATTAGCAATCCTATGGAGCCGGAGAGCGCAGCTTGAGCGATTTCAGACACCGCTGATTTACCAAACTCAACGAGTCTGGTTGTCCAGTTAGGGTCCATTCGATCAAGCTGCGCTTTCGCACGAGCTACATGGGAGATCCCTGGTAAACCAGGGGTCGCCACAGATGCCGGCCTTCGATAGCCAAGGGTGGCACGAGGCCTCCACTCGACTGCCTTCGTGAACTCAAAGATTTGGTTGGCTGCTACTCCAGCAACCAACCCTCTCCAAGCGAACCCAAAGACATGCGCGTCGTGTTGGGACGGGTATGCCCCCAGGAACGAATTGGATCCGAGTGCAGGTTTGTAGGCGATGGCTCTTGCGGTGGAATCAAGGAACTGCATTCCGTCGTCAGGAGGCCGAAAGACGATCTCGAGTGGATCGACTCCCAACCTCGTGGTTCGGGATGCGGTTGCAAAGAGATCATCCACTGATGGACTTATGCTTGCGACGACGTTGTCGTTCTCATCAGTCAAGACTGAGAGTGGTAAGTTTTCAATGAATGCCACTTGGCCAGCTGAGGCGTCCATGCGTCCTGTGTAGGTCATGCGAATGCATGCACAAAGGAGCCGGGCGTCTTCTGCTGTAGTGCCTTGTCCGCCTACAAAGAAGGCGAAGGGGTCATCTGCGTGTCCGGTAGTCGGCTGGTTGCCGGTTGGTGGAAACGCCACTGCCTCGTGCCCGTAAGGGTGCAAGCCAGTGTTGGCTGGTCTAACAGATGAATCTGTGTTAGACCACGTGAATATGTTGTGTGAAACGAGGTCATCCTCCGGGTAGGAAGATGACCCCTGGCCAGAATCGTGGGTCATCGGGTACCACAATACGTAGCCGCAACCACCATCATTGAGATTGGTGATGGACCTGCGCATTGAGGTAGGATAGCCTTCAGTAGATCCCCATTGACCGAGGATCAGCTTCGCGTTGCAGGGGTCGTAGATCTGTTTCGCAAAAGCAGACGAAATTCGTCCGCCATTGTTCGTTTTCCTCTTCGACCGCCGCTTGCGACGATTCTGTTTAGGCCTTGCGGCCTGGCGCTTCTTAATTTTGGTTTTGCCTCTCGGCATGCAAGACTTCTTTCGAATTATCTTGCCCTCCCGCCTGAGAGACCCTCTCCACACACTCGAGAAATTCAGCCAGCCGGGGATGGTTGCGCAGCTCCAGGTGAAACTGGGCTAGCAACTCCGGCGTGATCGCCTTTTGCTCAATAAGTTTAAACAGGGTCTTGGTTCCGTCTACTGGCCAAGCACCATCTCTGGTGTTGATCAGCGAGCAAAACTCAAACTCCTCATCTCTTTGAACATACATCTTAAGGGGATGACCAAGGGCAGCGTACCTTTCTCTGGCGTCTTCAACATACTCCTCGACGCAGTCGTCACCCATTGCGTAAGCCCATAGGGCGCCGCATAGGTAAGCGACAAACACTCGCAAACGCGAGTTGGTCGAGGAGGTGTTGTAACAACCGGAGATTTGTACTCCGTCACCGCGCAAAACACGCAGCCTTCCGTCTGGCATAGCATACACTGACCGTGACGCGCAGTACTGCCTGTTAAGCAGTGCCCGCGCTGACATGGGGGTGAAGTTGCCAAGATGGATGCGCATGTGCGCGTCCTCCAACAGTTCCCATTCCTTGACTGACCAATCCCAGCCCGTGACGTCAGCTTCAGCCATCTGGCCGTCTGCTTTGAGAGTCATGATCATATCATAGAGCTTCTTAAGGGATGCGTCTGATGATAAGCTAACACCTGGGGCAGAGGGGCATTGGTCCCACTTTCTGATCTCCTCTTTGTTCTGTTCGGAACATAAGAGTCGTTCGATAAGTTGGTCAACGATGGAAACAGCGAATATCAGTCTCCAGCGGTCCTCTTTCACCTTGTTAGATGAGTGAGGCTCGCCTTTGACGAACACACGGACTGGATCACAGGCGTTCATTTGAACTAACTCAACTGCGCTATAAAGCTCAGCGTCGATAGTCCCCAACAGTCGCAGACGCTCCACAACTAATTCAATGATTAGTTCTGGGTCTTTGATGACGATGTCTCGGTTGTTTGTGCCGAGGACACTGTAGGGGACGCCTGGTTTGGAGTCTTTGGGGAGGTCTCTGTCGATGATCCAGCGACAGCGGCTGCGTATGATTTCTTCGCAGAACCATTCTTCTTCTTCCCCATACGCTTCTTTGCGGAAGCCTTGGGGGCGTTTGGATCTGGGGTATCGTTCGTAGATTTTGTCTCGGGCTGCTTTGAGGGTAGCAGCGTCAGGAGTGACGCCTGCAACTCGCTTAGCTGCTTGGTTATCGAAGCTAGCTTCGGCGGCTCGATTGGATCGGTCGGCGGTGTGCCACTTGGAGAGGCCTGGGACTTTGGTTTTCTCTTGCGTCGTTGTCGTTTTCTCTTCTTTCCGTCCCGCGGAAGAGAATCGGCACTCGGTTGTGCCGACGACGACGTAGTAATCGGATTCTTCTTGGATTTCCCACCTGTACCTTCCGAGACTTTCTTGCAAGCTTTGAGGGGGCTTGCTGACCCCTCCCCGTTTAAATGGGTTGGGGGAGTCGTCGGAGATGGGGGTGGGGCGGGGCTGGAAACTGGCTCCTTCTCGTCGTGTCCTCCTGAGACTTTCATCTCAGTCGGGTGGCTTTCTCGGGCAGGAGGCTGCTTGGGGGCAACTAGCACTGGGTGCTCACTGCGCAGGGACTCTCGTTGCTCCACTAGGGGCACGGGGTCTTGCACGGTCTTCTGTCTGGGATAACCAGTCCATGAGGTTTCACGATGCTCTGTTAAAGCAATGGATGAGGTCAGCCGAGAAGACTCAAAGAACGCGTCGCCATACCCATGATGGGTTTGCCAATTTTGTTCCTTAAGCTCCTCAGTATATTCCGCTTGGCCGGCTGAGCGAAATGCTCTGTGGCCGGCTTTCCCATAAATCTGAGCAACATAACGGTCATCACCATCATCGTCGTCATAACCGTGGTCATCGTCGTACTCATCGTACTGGTCATAATAATCACGGTTGTCCTGCTCTTCTTCCCACTCACGTTCTTGCTCTCTCCAGAGCCTTTGGTCCTCAGGCCAGCTCTCGGTTGTCTTCCGTGAAACGAAAGGGATCAACGCGGTAGCTAGATTGGAACTAGACTCTGGATGTCTGCCAGTGTGAATGCAGGCAACTGAGTTGCCTGTCATGACGAAGCCTCCGGACGCGCCAAAATCAGTTGAAGCTGTATGGCGGATCCGGAAAAGCGAATGGACGTCTGACACCGCGCCTACCGCTTTCCTCCAAGTGCTGTTAGGCAATGGGGTGTAAACGGTGACTGATGTCTTGATGGTGAGTTTGTTGGTGCATTTAGCTGCCTTTAAACCGAGGACGCTCCATTGTTTCATGGGGACCTCTAGGAATGTAACATCCAGGTCGGAGACCTTAGATGTGGCGTAAATTTCATACTCATTAATAGGAAAGGGAATGTCTCTCAGACCGATTGGACTCTCAACTCGGATCATAACAGGGTTTCCTGACGCAGCTGAATGAACTGACAAATCCCGAAGGACATGCGTAGCAGTAACAGCATACGAGGTTAAACCGTCGGCAACGCGACCAATACACGCGTATGGATACGCGGATAGGTCTACGCTGCCTGCAGGCGAGCAGTGAATGATCGCCATGTGTTTAGGCCGAGAACACGAGTAGAATCGTGAGTAAGGGGTAGACATTTCCAGCACCCGCTCCTGGGAAGGAGCCGGTGTGGTGAGGTTGGAAACAATCGCGCCTGCAAGAGGGGCCACATCGATGTCGAACTCAAGGTTGACTTCTCTCGGGAATAAGGGCCGCCAGGCTAGGGCTGGGTAACACACACAATACCACCACTTAAGAACTACCACTGGGTAGTGATAGGTAGAGTGGATAAAGGTGGTCTTGCCGCAGGCCTGGGGTGACCCAGGTTTCAACGAGACTTCCAACACAGGAGTGAGCACCAGGGGCGCGACTCTTGTTGACGTGAAGAACAGCCTAACCAATGTGAGAACACGGCCTAGAAACTTCAGCCAAACGTAAACGAAGGCGAGGACAACTAGTGGGGTTAGGTAAATCGATAGTTCACAGATAAGAAGGTCTGTGAACACGTATGTCAGGTCATCAGGTGGGGACACAACACTAGAGATTATGGCGAAAATCAGATGGGATAGTGCCATCAACGTCATAAAGACGAGGAAGGTGACGATCCTCAATGCGAGGTGATCCGCACAAACGGTAATGGTTTTGTCGTGCAGAATCCTCAATATTGAGTTATCATTTTCTAAGACCTCTGGGAAATCCATCCTAGGGAGGGAATCCGGGTCTGTGTCAGTCTCAGGAACTCCATAGCTAGAGCTATTATACGGGGTCGGAACTGGCAAACACGGGGTTGTGTGAGCCTGGAACGCGAACATCCGTTTGTAGGGGAATTCTTCGATGGTCCGGTTTGACGTCGCAACCAATGTGATAGAAGACTCGAAAGGCTCCAAAACAGTGGGGTTCATCGCCACATAAAGTGGGAGAACAAGCGTCGCCAAAGTAGCGATTGTTAGCATGCATTGCAGCATACTGCCCATATAGGGACTCGATGCGCGCCTTCTCATGGAGGCGGCTCTTGATAAGCTCAAGCGGGCGCGAGCGATGATGTTGCGCTCGGAAATGGTGTCCGACAGTGCGTCAATCTCAGCGTATGTCATAGACATCGGCGAGTCTGAGCTTTTCCTTTTCAGGTCTATCAAACTTTTGGCTTGTATAGTACTCTTTCTCTCTTTCTCTTTCTGTGAAGTTGGAGTTCAAGGGTTAGGTTCTTAACAAGTCAAGGGGGGGGCAAATACTCTATCTC